TAAATGCTTCAACTGCTATTGTTCCAAAACCATCAGGTAACTTATATGATTCTGGTTGACCAGTTTTAGGATCAATCCCAATAATACTTTCAACAGGAGTAGACATAGCTATATCTTGACCACGCTTTTTAGCTCTATCTGCTGCTTCCCTAAAAAAATTATTAGTATTTTGAGCAAAAGTATTAGCTATACTTTGATAAGAACCAGCTACTTGATTAGCACTAGCAACATTAATACCAATTCTTTGTACACCAGTTTTTGATTTATATACGTTAATAGCCATTATTATATTTCATATTTTGTTTGTTTGTATTGATATGCTGAATTTAACATAGTGCTAAATCCAGAAGTGTATCCAGCAAGTAATGCTGCATCACCTGATCTTACTAACTCACGCTCTCTTGCCTTTGATCTATAATCATAAATTAAAGAAGCAGAGTTTATATTATTAGCATCTTGCAATAAACCAGTTTCTGATCTTTTTGTTGCAGCTTTAGATGAAGCATCCATGCTTCTACCAGCATACCCAAGCCAATTCATTGAAGCATTATCAACTTCTAAAAACTCACGCATCCTAGCATTATGTTCTTGCATTGCTCGTATTTTATTATTCTGTCTTTCTAATTTTTGGTCATAAGCTGCTTGATTTGCTTGCCGTTGTCTTTCACGACCAGCTGCAATAGCACCAAACCCACTTATCAATCCAGAAACTAATCCTAATATTGGAAACATTGGTGGCATTATATTTGTACCTCTGCAATTACACTATTGATTTGTAAAGACAATGGATCATTTTGACTTATCGTAACTTGTGGATCACGACTATAACCCAATAACCTTACTTCTTTCTTGCCTGTGATTGCCTGTCTTGCTTGACTAGGATCATCAGTAACATTTCTTATTTCTAAATTCTTAGAGTTAATTGTAATAGATAATGTATCTTTTATATCAACAACTACTCTACCTAATCCTCTAAGCATTCCAGTGGTTGGACCTTCTTGTGTATTAATGTCTAATGGGTTTGTTTTAAATGTAGGTGTAATAGCATATCCAATTTCTACTGTGCTAGAAATTCCACTTAAATCAGATACACTAACTGTTCCATTTGATGCTATTGTTTTGGTTCCCAAGTAATTGTTTCCATCTACAATAGCAACTGTTGCTCCATTAAATATTGTATTAGATGTAGTTAATGTACCACTGCTTACACTTGCACTAACAGACATATCTAAATTCACTGACTCATCTAATTCAGTAACAAAATAATACTCCGTTCCAGTACCAATATTATTTCTAACAAGAGCAAATGTTCTTTCATCTACAGTACATACAGATTTAAAAGTACCAGAAGAAGGCCAAGTAAATTGTGTAAAGCCAGCTTTTTTTTGAGACCTGTCAGAATTAAATACTGCTAATGTTCCATCAGTATTAACCAAAAATATATAAGATTCTGGCCTGTTAATTGCCGCTTGCAATGATGCCATGTCTTGTGGGTTGTCTATTAAATGTCCAGATAAAGTAGATACAGAACTTGCTATGTATGCAGCTTCTTTATCAGAAAAGATAAACTCTCTTAATACTGTTCCAGATCGTTGCAAATATATTGTTGCTCCATCAAACACAACAGGTTTTACATGACTAGCTCCATATGGAGTTTGTCTACGAATCATAGCGTTAGTAGGAGTAACAGGAGTATTCTGAAATGCTGGTACAATAAACTCAGAGCTTTCAGTAAATACTTGTAAGTCTCTATTAGAGACTAAATGTTTAATAGCACTTAATTCTCCAATACTAGTTGTTATCTGTATTGAATCATTATCAGATGCAGACCCTACATCAAAATTAAAAAAGTCATTTGTCTTACTGCCAAACAAACTATCTGGTTGAGAAACACTTCCACCAAACCATAATCTTCCTTCGTGAAAACATATTGCTCTAGGAAAACCACGCAATGCTGAAAATGATTGCTCATCAAAATCACCAGACTCAGCATTACAAACTATCTTGGGGGCGCCACCACCATCAGCAGAACTTGTTGCATTAGCTCCAGCAGTAAATGTAAAACGGTTTTCATCAACAATAGTTGCTACAGTTCTTGATCCATTTATATTACCAACAGCAATACCACCAACAGCATCAGCTTCTTCAATCGTAATAGAATCACTTACACTTAAATTATGTAGTGGCATTGTTACTTCTACAACATTACTTGTGTTAATCGTTCGTAAAGCATTTATATCTAATTTAACAAATAGTTTATTAAGTATAGTACCAGTAGCTTGAGTTGATGATTGCACAGAATCTATATCAATCTCTTGACCTCTATATCTCACAGTTAGATCAACATGCTTAGAACTAGGATAATTAGATCCTGATTTAGAACCTGTTGTATCAAAATAAACAATAGCCTGGTAAGAAGCTGAATTAGCATTAGTCGATAATGGTTCAGAACCAGAAGATGTATGAGCAGCACTAACTCGATATATTTGATTTATTGAAGTATCCTTTAATAATGTTCCTACTGTATAGGATTGACCAGAAGCCCAATCAGCTAAAGTGCCAGAAGGTTTTACTGTAAGAGTAACCTGTCCAGTAGAACCACTAGGAGTCATAGTATATCCTTGAGGCTGAAATCCAAAGTAAGGTTGAAACCTTTGTTTAGCATCTGAACGAACATCAAATGTAAATTTAGAAACTTCAAACTTAAGTAAACTAGTTCTAACTAATTTTAAAGTTTGAAAGGTTTCGTGTGTTAAAAACATTACATCACCGGATTGTGCGTAATTAATTTCTTTTATATTAGTAGCTGATAAATATGTATTTATATTAGCACCATCTACATCAGCAGTAATTGTTTGAATATGAGTAACAGCACCAGCACTTGCACTACCAGAACTATCAAAATCTAAAATCATTATAAGAATACTTGAATCTGTAAATCCAATTATGTATTTCTCATCATCACTAAATATAAAAGGAACAATCCTAGTTCCAATACCACTATCACCAGTAGCACTATCAAGTCTTACTTTATACTTAAAGCCAGGTCTTTTAATAACCCCACCTTCATTGCGAATAAAAAAGTTAGTTAGTTTTTGTGCTGAGTTATTATAAACTTCTATATCAGTACGACCAATAAGTGATGGACTAATCTCACCAAATTGAAAGTTAGTAAATGGTATTCTTACTGTTTGCATTAGCTTCGCCTTGCAGTTAAGAACCTTGTTGTTTCAAGCACCCTTGTTGTTTGCTGTTGTGAGTCTAGGCTTCTTGCTTTAGCCATAGCACCATCTGCTCTTACTGTCATTAACTGTGCTAAACTAGCATCTCTTGCGATAGAAGAAGCTAGTATAACTGCTAATGAAAACTCAACGGCTATAGTAAAATAAGAAGGAAAGTTTATTTCTGTTGTTCTAAATGTATAATCTGCAATCACAACATCTGCTGTAGATGTATTGGCAAAAGCTTTATCACCATATAATTGATAATCAATGTTATTGTCATTAACTGTTAAAGCATGAACCATAATATTATCAGAAGGTAATTGATAAGCTTGGTCATATCTACCAGTAGGTTCATTAGTTAATCTATTTAAAATTTTCTGATTAGTAGAAAATCGCCATCTAGTATTTGTTAATGAAGTACGAACTATATCTTCATAAAGATTAACACACACTAATGCTTCAGTAGACCCATCATCAAAAGAACTTATTGGGTCAGCACCAATAAGTATTAAAGCTCTACTGCATATATCTAAAGCCGAATCGGCTGTAACTGGTGTTAATGTCATATAGTAAAAGGGAGAGGTTTCCCTCTCCCTCCCTTATCTAGTCGCCATCCGTTTCTACGATAACTGTGCCATCAGACACATCTACCACAGAGCCGGTATTTGATAGTACATTAACCTGATGAGTTGTCGGTGAGTTAGTATCTTTTACATAGATAATATCACGAATCTTCAACATGTTTGCTGCACTATTAAAGTATCCAGCAGTATTTACAGTTCCGATAGCATCTGCCGTATTGTAAGTCCAGATGTTACCATTTGAATCTCCAGCCATTCTGGACAATCCACTTGCTGCATAAGCCATTAATCAACCTCCTATTAATTATTATCTAAGACTTCATAGATACCGTTGTCATCAATAACAACTGCACCCATGCTCATCATAGATGTTGCTAAATGTGCAGCTCTTTCTGCTACATAATTTAATTCTGTGGAAACATCAGCACCAACACCTAATCCAACAGATGAAGTATGGTATGCTATATTTTTACCAGCAGTTATTGCTGATGTAGAAAAGATATTAAAACCTAAAAAGTTTTTCATAGTCATTCCACCAGCATAAGGTAAATTCTGTTCACCAACAAAATCTGAACTTGCAAACTCAGTAATTAAAAATAAGTCTGCAAAACCCTTTGGATGCATAGCTAAATATCTTCCACCATCTTCTGGAATGTTAGCAGTACCCATAGTTTCAAATAATGAAAGTAAATCAGCTTTTTCAATAGCACTACTTGTGTCATGAATCTGTGTACTGTTAGCACCAGCATCCATAGCCGTGTAGAGTATTTCATCTGTTTTTCGACCAAGAGCAGCAGCAGCACTTTTTGCTACAGCTTGTCTTTCGTCTATGTTAGTTTTTAACTCATCTAACTTGTCAATATACTCAGCAGCATAAAAGTCTGACATAGTAGCTTCAACAGTTGTGTGAGTTAGTTCCATTGGAGTTACAAGTCCATTCCTAGACTTTGTACTCGCTGAGCCTGTACCAATCTTCTGAAAACGTACAACATTACCAGAAACATTGGAAACAGTTCGAACTGTATTACGAAGTTTAGAACCCATTCTTTGATAGGCAATATGTACTTCTGATTCAAACTGTTTAATAAAGGCTGTTGAGATAGTATTTGCCATAAGCAATTTTCCCTTATTAAGTTACAATAATGTCTAATCGAGTGTCAGTTTAACACCTCATAGCAAGTATCCGTAAGGGTTGCTCAGTGCATCACTGGTCGTGACTCTTCAGTATTAGCACTAATATTAAAAACATTGCAACGAAAAAATTTAATAAACTCAGTATCGTTAATATTTAACGTAGAACCAAATTCAAACCCAGCAAACTTTAAAAACCTAATTGTCTTTCTATTCTTCACAGGAATTATATTGTATATGGTACTGTATCCAGATTGCAACATATCAAGAAAATCTTTAACATGTCGGCATATCTCTCTGTAATGTGTTTGAAAATCATCAGTACAAAGCATCCATATCCTAGCTTCATTGTTTGGGGCTGGTATTGTTCCAAACATTGCTAATGGAATTTTGTTATATGTAATCGTAAATGATAAAGAATGGGGTTGTGTAAATGGAAATGCAAGTGCATAACGAGCATCAACTTTTAAAATCTTTAATTCATCCTCATCTTCTTGACGCAAGTTCAAACATAAATAATCTACATCTTCAAGATTAGAATGCCTAACCTGACATATGTTATCCAAGTTTTTCAAATCCTTCATCTACTTGTCGTCTGTATTCTGAATCTCTCTTTACTGGATGCCAGTACCTATCATCATCCATCATTGATTCTAAAGCTTGCCTATCTAGTTTATTCGCTGGTTCTGTTTGAATAGTATTTGTTTTTACAGTTTGCATTATATGTTCTATTGCTTGAACACCTTCTGCTGTTTCTGTTACCTTATGTATAGCTGGCATAACATTATCTGGAAAAAACTTTTCAGCAAATAAAGCAACGGCTTCTAATCTTTCTGGTGCATTATCACCAAGCTTGGTTATTTCTTCTTCTTTGTTTGTTGCTAAAATACCTAATTTGTTTTCATTGGATTCTTTAAACGCTTGAATACCAGCCTCAAATTCATCTTGACTTAAACCATTGTTCCAAGACATTTCAGACCACCAGTTTAATAATTTATTATCTGGTGCTAAATTCTGATCTATAATTTCTGGTAAAGTATAATCACCAGCACTTGCTGGTCTATCTTTAAAAGCTTCATCATGCAGTTCTTTTTCCCAAGCTTCTTTCATATCAGTTTCTTTTTGATGAAACTTTTGTTGTAAGCTAGTGTATCCATCAACAAACTCTTTAGGAGTTTTATATTTCTCAGGTAACCAATCTGGTCTTTCTGGTGCAGAGTCTTCTGCAACTACAAAATCTTTTTCTTCTGTAGGTTCTGCTTCTACTGCATTTGTTACATCAGCTACAGTTTGTTGTGTGGTTTCTTCTTCAGCCATTCTTCTTCTCCTTCATTGCATGATTAATTCTACGTTCAAGTATAGCGTAAACATATCTTTGACCTTCTAAATGACGCAGTGTTGCATCATTTACATTTGGGCCATTCACAGTTTCTATTGTAATTTTTCTTAAATATTTAAGAACAGATTTTCCAGTAGGAGTATTAAACAAGCTATGAACATCAAGACTTATTCTTAAATCTTCATCTTTGTTTCTTTCTACCCCATCAATACCAATGTATTTATTGTGGGACAACCTCTTCTCCTTCTGGTGGTGCAGACATTTGTTGCGCTTGTTGCAACTGTTGTGCTTGTTGCATTAACTGTACAAGCTCCTGTCTTTCACTTGAATCTCTAATTAAACTATCAGGAACATTAAACTTCTTAGCTAAGTGACTAGCAACTTCTTCACCACTCACTAGTAAGTTCATAACCTCTGGCCCAAAGCTTTGTTGTACTAACTGCATCCACTGTGCAGTATTATTAATATCTTGTTTAGCTTGACCTTGACTTAATGGAGACACAGAACGAACTTTAACTTGTCTACCATTAACAGTCGGTATTTCAATACGACCTTGTTTCTTTAGAATATAAATAACTCTTTGTAATACTGGTTGTACTAATTCAGACTGCAACCGACCAAATGCAGAACCTATTTGCCTAGATAAGTCAGCCATACGTTCTGCTATTTCTGTAGCTGTAGCTGGAGTTCTATTAGGGTCACCAAGCATTTCATTATACAAAGCTCTCTTAATATTTAACCTCATGTCATTTAAAATAAACTGACTTACATCAAAATTACCTGCTGCCCTTATAGGTTGTAAGCCAGCTGAGTTAGGAGCTTTAGGAATAACAGTACCAGGAACTAAACTAATTGTATCTGGATTAATAATACCATCATCATCTAATTGATAAATACCAGATATAGCCATCTGTGCATTTTCCAATACTAACTGTACAGTAAGGTTAGTTGTTTTAATTGCACTTAAGGCATTCATTAGTGGGCCACGACCATATACTTCTCCAGCACACTTTGACCAACGAAAACAAATAAACGGATTAGAACCTACACCCTTAAAAGAATCTGCAAAGATAACATCCTTATCTCCCATTTCAACAACATAAGATAAGTAAGCATCTTCATTTAATAACATATAGTCCTTACAAATTACTTCTAAAATACTTGATCTAGTATCAGGACTATTGTGAATTAACTGTTGTAGCTTTGGACTAAATGTACCATTGGGATATAAAATAGGTAAATCAGAATACCTTACTTTTCTCTCACGAAAGATATGATCTATCTTATCATCAGGGCCAGTATCAAGTACAACATGAGGTAAAGGTATAGCACTGAAGTTTACAGGATGAACTGCATCACCTTCAGCAACATGAAGAACGCCAGTCCCTACTGCCAAGTCCATAAATGATTCATGAACCTCTTGACCAAAGTTTGAGTTTTGTAATACCTCAAAAACATAATCAGTTACTTCATCAAGATCATTATTAACTTCTTCTCTTTGCTCTTTAGGAACTTCTGAACCAGCAACAAAGTCAGCCCAACGAGCAAAGTTAGGAACTAAACCAGCTTGTAATCTTGATGCAAACTCTTGTACACCAACCACTGCCGTTTCATCAAATATCTTTTCATCTCTACGTTGACCAACTGATTCAGTATAAAAAGATTCTCTTTGAGGCATAGAGTATTCGTAACACTCTTCAAACAAAGGAATAAAATTATCTCTATGAGCTTTTGCTTTCTCATATTTTTTTAAATAATCGTTTGCTGTTTCGTGCATATCAACCTCTTTTTGAATAAAAGCCTTTACCACCAGACGGTCCAACAATTAATGACTTAGCTCTTTTAGTACTTGCCGTTCTCATATAAGTACCAGACATTCTTTTTTTCAAGGCAGAGCTAGTTGATTGATCTGTTTCTGGCATTAAGGATCGAGTTGTACTAGATAAAGATTGTGTACGAGTAACATTGCGTTCTAGGTTTTCACGCTTAAGTCTTTCTCGCTCTTCTTGCTCTCTACGCTTTTGTTCTTTTTGTGCAGCTTCTACTTCTGGATCAACTGTAGCAGCACTACTACCACCAAAACACATTGTACAATCTCCTTACATCCTTGACCAAAAATTAAATCTTTGCGTTATCGGTTTTCTTTTAAATATATCATAGTCTCTTTTAGCATTAAACGAAGAGAGGGGTTGTTGTCCAGCAATTAATTGTCTCCATTCACCAGCTCCCAACATTAAATATTGTAAAGCATCATGGATGTGGGAGTACATATTCTTTTCTGGTTTATCATCATAACGCTCTCCAGATACTTGCATCCTTCTATAACAGTATCCACCTTGGAATCCTTTGATTAAAGTAGGGCAACGTCTGTCAATTATAAATGCTGGGTTTCCATCTGACATCTTTGTTAATTGAGAACCAACAGACTCTAAACGTAAATCAACACTATTAGACGGAGCTGGTATTGCTCTTAATCCAGCACCACGAAGAATCTGAAAAGGGGTAGACTCATCCGTTTGCGCTCTAAAATCCCCTGCTGGATCACCAATAATATTAACATCCAATCCAGAAAAACGAGTTGCTATCTCTTGCCTTAACAATTCAGCAAAACGAACAATACCCATATCAATCGCTACAATCTCTGATTGTATTAACCATCTTCCTCTTACCTTCTGACCAAAGACTGCTGCTGGGGTTAATCCAAAATCAATACCAACATACAAAGGAACACCAATAGCAATAGGTATTTCTTCTTCAGCAATATGAGTTTCACTTACAAACTGTGGATACACAGGCTTACCTTCTTGAATAGAACCTAACTTGTTCATAACATAAACATCTATCCAGCTTTTAGTCTTTCCTCTAATTAAATTTGGATAATACGTTGCAAGTATATTAGATTTATTCTCAGCATTCTTATTCATTACATAACTATTAACATCACCCTTCTCATCTAGCTTCTCACTCATAGCAGAAGGTTGTACATAGAAAGACCAGTTATCAGGTTTAATTAACATCTGTGCTTGCTCTCTAGGAATATAATCTGGTATCGGAACTTCACCAGCCATAATAGCCCACCAATGATCTTCCTCTGGAGCATTGGTATCTGCAATCACACCAGACCAACTTGGTCCACCCTCACGCATAGAAGGATAACGACCAACACGCATAGTACACGCATCAATAATACTTTTCGGAACTTCCCTTGCTTCATTAATCCAAATGCCAGTTAGTTCTAAAGACAATAATTTTTTAACATCCTCAGGTCTATCTAATGCTAAGAATAAAATCTCAATATCTAATTCATCTTGTTTTATATGATGAGTGTATGGAACTGACCAATGAAACTTTCCCCATACATCTTCTGGAAACCAATCTAACCAAGTCTTAATAGTTGTGGTTCTTAACTGAGGGTTAGTGTTTCTTATAATAGCCCAACGGCTTTTACGCTTACCTTCTTTGTTCTTGTGTTGCTCTAAGCTTCTACGAAAGACTTCAACACAACAAGCAACAGACTTACCAGAACCTACCGGGCCTCTTATGCCTCTAAAAAAATTAGAGTCCTTCATAAAAGACTTTATGGTTTGACCATCAGGTTTATAAGTAAAGGTATGCACTATAATTTATATTTAACCATCATCGGCAATGTAAGAATAGCTATCCCACTC